TTACAGCTGGTGCCGTGGGTATTTCCTATAAAAAGCGAAAGACCGATCTAAAGTGCGACGGCGTGATCTGTGAGGCCAAGAGCATGTACCACAGCACAAATTACTATCGCTTCAATGACAGCCAGAGGCAGTCTATCTTAGACTGCCAGTCATTTAACAGACTTTTTGTAATAGTATCCCGCGAGCAGGTAGGAAATAAGTACGACGTCGTGTTTCGCTGCATACCAAAATATATGGTCGACGCTAAGCATATTCACGAGTACATAAAGCTATCTGGCAAGAAAGAAGATTGGTTGAAGAATGAATTTGATCATCAATCTGCGATTAAGAACGACCACTGTGTAGCTATTAGGTGAGGTGATTATGGCAGACAAAGAATCCGTTAAAGTACTTCAGGAGTGCATCGACCTGCAGCTGCGCAAGTCGAACGACTATCAGAATCCAAACTCAAGCATTCGTCAGGCAGACTATTATCCGAACGGCTGCCAAAGTATCTTCGACTCTATGAACGCTAAGCTGTTACGCATGCGATCGGTCATGGAGGCAATGAGCAATGATCCAAACTATAAGCCCAATTTTGAGTCTCTAGAAGATTCAGCTCGAGACCTAATCAATTACTCATCGTTCTTTGTGGCGTATTCCCGCGGTAAGATCGATGGTCAACGGCCCGATCGTGACTGGCTCAATCGAAAGATCAAGAATGTTAATTAGAAACAGAGTATCTACGATAAGACAATACTTCATCGACGAGCTTAAGTACGAGTCGTTTGTTACCGATAAGACCGGCTGCAAGATGCTGGAGCTTCGGTCTGCATCATTTATTGCTGACGAGCCAGCAATCTTTGGTACTCCAAATAAAGACTATATTCAGCGTGAGATTGAATGGTATATGTCCTGCTCTCTCAACGTCAACGATATTCCTGGTGAAACGCCGGAGATATGGAAGCAGGTCGCGTCCAAGGACGGTCTAATCAACTCAAACTATGGCTGGTGCATATTTTCGCACGCTAACTACAACCAGTTTCATCGAGTAGAGAATGAGCTTCGCGAGAAGCCGGACTCGCGCCGCGCCGTCATGATCTACAATCGACCATCGATGTGGGAGGACTACAACAGGGACGGCATGTCTGACTTCATGTGCACAAACGCGGTGCAGTATATGATCAGGCATGGCGCTCTTGAGGCTCACGTGCAGATGCGCTCCAATGATGTAGTGTTTGGATATAAAAACGATGTAGCGTTTCAGCGCCATGTGTTAGAGCTTCTAGCCAGTAAGCTCAAGGTCACGGCCGGTCTTATCTACTGGAACGTTGGGTCATTACACGTATACGCGCGCCACTTCCATCTAGTTAAATGAGAGTACTAATAGTCGGAATCAACCCGTCCACAGCTAAGAGCGGATGGTCTACAACTTGGTCTCGACTCCCGAGATGGGCAAACCAACTCGGTCTAAAGATATTTTCATTCACCAACTGTCTGCACTCTCATGGGAGGTATTCCCTCAGAGACATAGACTATAGCTTCATGCGTGAGTGTTGCTTCGGCCACGATCGAGTTGTCGCCCTAGGTAACTTCCCGTCCGAAGCTCTTAGACGCATCGGCGTCGATCACTTCACGCTGCCCCACCCGTCAGGACTAAATAGAAAACTCAACGACAAGCGATACGAGCTCGAGCGGCTTGAACTATGCAGGAAATATATTCATGGCTAAGCGAATACTCATAACCGGTTTGAATCGAGAGCAATGTAACCGGGACTTCTATCTTCGTAAAGAATTGAAGATTCTAAACTCTCACTATTCTTTAATTCACTGTCTAGAGGACAGTGGCTGGACAGTCGAACAGCGCCCGGTCGAGCTTGGCGAAGATCTAAGCTCATACGATGAAGTAATCGTTTATCTGCACTCCACCAATTCGTTTTGTCAGTACATTTATGATGGGCTATATGCCATTGCGGCCAGACCGAATTGTATCCTAGCGTTTGACGACTGGCAAGTAAATCAGGTGCTTGATAATGTCAAGCGATATGGCGACGAGCTTACGACTGGAATTCGAGACCCGTTTAGAGACTATATTTTCAGTCTTTATGTGGGCAAGTCTTCCAAAGAGAAAGTCATGTCTCACAAGCCTGATTACATCGCCGCGGTGAGCAAAGTCATGAGTAGGACAAACAGACTCATGGTCTGTGCCTTTGCCGGTGGTGATCTTACCAAGCTCAACACAGGCTGGCCCACTGACAGAATGTTCCAGTACAATCCAAATCCATACAATCTAAATCGGCGCCCAGAGAATAACTTCGGCGAGGACTCTGTTGGTCTAGACTCTTTTCTATCCGACGAACCCGCCAAGGAGCGCTCATGGGTGTTTTCATCACTGATGCATGACAAGACTCGCAGGTGGTTTGAAAAAAAGAACGCGACCTGGCCTGTAAATATCTATGGCTCGCGCCGCGGTAAGAATAAGAGCTTGCGCGTGACCGAACCAGAAATGTGCCGCGTTTATCAGAGCAACTGGGGCTGCCTGATGCCGGTATACTATCATGCTGGTTCTGGCTGGTGGAGATCTCGAGTGCAGCAGGTGGTAGACGTCGGCTCTGTTCTATTCTGTGAGACCGAGGAAGGTAAGATCTACGGCGATGCGTTCACTAACATGCGAGTATCTGACATAGAGGGAATGACCGACGAATCACTTACAGCTCTCGCCAAAAGACAGCGTGAGTGTCTGTATGATCTTCATCCTCTTGATAAGAAGATTCAGCAGCGTGAGATCGCTAGAGTGTTGGAAGCTAGTTAATGACCACTCATGCCTTCATAGTTCCCTTAATCGGTGGTCAGGTTCTTGGTCAGGAAAAAGCGCTTGGTAGTAGACCAGAATATCTGATGTCTTATGAGCCATTTAGAGAAAATGACTCTCATTTGGTCAACTATTACAAAGATATCCCATATCACATGCTAGATGATTCTACTCCGAAGTTAAAAAGAGTGGACGTCATTGGAACGACATGTCCCTGCGCAGGTTTGTCCACATTGTCTCCCAGCGCATCAGCTGATTCTGTGACCAACGAGTGGATGTACAAGACGGCCGAGTTCGTTCTCGAGACTCTTAAGCCTGAGGTATTCTGGGGCGAAAACAGCCCACAGTTTGCAGGAAAGATGGGACGACCTGTAGTGCAGCGTCTCCTATCAATTGCGCGCATGAATGGCTACACCATGTCGATCTATAGGACAAAGTCTCTACTGCACGGACTGTCCCAGGTTCGCGAGCGCTCGTTCTATTTCTTCTGGAAGGGAGATCGAATTCCGCTTTTGAACTATTTCAAGAAACCAGTTAAGACGATCGAGAGCCTGCTGGATTCTGTCCCATTTCAAGCAACTCAGCAAGATCTTACCAATACACGCACTCCTAGTAAATCTGACGTTTTATACAGATATGTTCTGGAAAAGATAGAAAAGGGTGTTACTCATCGTCAGTTCTATGATATAATAGACAATACGACAAATCCCATGGACTGGCTTGAGTCAAAGGGATATACCTATGCTCAGGCAGCCGAGTGGTGTCGTAAGATGGGCGAGGAGCGTACCGCGGTGCGCTGCGACCGTATTCATGAAAAGCTTTCAGAGGGCAGATCGATCATGCGCCGCCAGACTACTGTACCCAAGCATCATATCGGCGCTTTTGTCGGTCACTTGCCGACCGCGCTGACTCACTACCATGAGGATCGATACCTCACCGTAAGAGAGTGTATGTCGATCATGGGTCTTCCAGATGACTTCGAGCTGTTAAATCCAAAGAAGAACCTAAACCATATCTGCCAGAACGTTCCCGTCGGTACGGCTACAGATATGAGTACTGAGATAGTAGCTGCTCTTGAGGGAAACAGAGAAAGAGTTGATGCATATCTTCTCAAGCAGTCTAATCATAAGCAGACTTATGAGATTATTGACTATCAGAGAAATACAATTATGAGCTTTACAGATAAATAATAAGAAAGATATATCATGAGCAATAAAATTGAATATAAGTATTCCGAGGATAAAATTCTTGCCGATCTAAAAGCCTATATCGACAAGACCTATACTCAGCACTATAAATCTGACCAACAGGACATTCAATGCTTAGATGCCTGGATCGCCATGGGCGATGCCACTCCTACTTTTCGAAATACAGCTATGAAGTATCTCTGGAGATATGGCAAGAAGAATGGTAACAGCAAAGACGACCTCATGAAGACTCTTCACTATGTCTTTTTCGCTCTACATAACGATCATTATAAGGGAAAAAATAAACGATGAATATTGAAATTCCAATGGAGAAGCTCAGAGAGAGAAAGCTATTTTTTGCTACGCCGATGTACGGAGGTCAGTGCGCTGGTCTATTCGCCAAGTCGGTGGCTGATCTTTCAGCGTTGTGCACCAAGTACAATATTCACCTGCAAATGTATTTTCTCTTCAATGAATCATTAGTTACACGAGCTCGTAACTATTGCTGCGACGAGTTCATGCGTTCTGAGTGCACTCACATGATGTTTGTCGACTCAGACATCGGGTTTAACCCACAGGACGTGCTGGCTCTTCTGGCTCTGTCGGATGACAACTCTCAGTACGATGTTATCGGTGGTCCATATCCCAAGAAGTGCATCAGCTGGGAAAAAATCAAGCATGCTGTTGACAAGGGTGTGGCTGACCAGAACGCCAATATTCTAGAGAAGTTTGTCGGCGACTATGTGTTCAATCCCAAAGGCGGACAGGCAACAATCGCACTGAATCAGCCGGTTGAGGTTCTTGAAATTGGCACCGGTTTTATGATGCTGCGAAAGAATACTCTCCGCAAGATGGCAGAGGCTTTCCCGCAGTACATGTACAAGCCAGACCACGTGCGAACTGAAGCGTTTGATGGCTCACGTGAGATCATGCAGTATTTTCAGGCCGAGATCGATCCTAAGTCAAAGCGTTACCTATCAGAGGACTATTGGTTCTGTCAAAAGATTCAGGAAATTGGTATGCGCACTTGGTTCTGCCCATGGATGCAGATGAGCCATGTCGGTACCTATATCTTCGGTGGATCTTTGGCTGATCTAGCATCGATTGGCGCACCAGCGACCGCTGACGTCGGAATGTTGAGAAAAAAGTAAAACTATTTTGACAATTCTATAGGATATAGGAGTATATCATGCAAAAGTTGAAGCTATCATCGCATACCGTACAGATTCTAAAGAACTTCTCCACGATCAACCCGTCCGTTCATGTTAAGCCTGGTAAGACATTATCAACTATTTCATCAGGCAAGACCATTATGGCTCGAGCCAGCATCGAGGAAGAGTTCCAGCATGAGTTTGCGATCAATGACATCTCGCGGTTTCTGGCCGCGCTGTCGTTGTTCAAGGATCCTGAGCTGGAGATCGACAACACCCATGCTGTAATCTCTGAGGGATTGAAGAAGATGAAGTACGTCTTCTCTGACCCTAAGGCGATTATGTCTGCTCCAGACAAGAATATCAGTCTTCCGAGCGAGGACGTTGTGTTCAAGCTTACCAATGACACAATGACCGATGTCAACAAGGTGGTCTCCGTACTCAGACTACCCCACGTCGTCGTAACAGGCGAGCGTGGTAAGATCTCAATCGGTGCGGCTGACGTCTCTAACCCCACCACCGATAACTTTGCTTCAGAGGTCGGAGAGACTAACAAGAGCTTTAGCTTGGTGTTCAAGGCTGAGAACATTAAGATCATGCCGATGGATTACGACGTGGCTATCTGTGCCCGCGGCATCTCTAGGTTCAAGGCCAAG